CGGCCACTGGGATCAGCACGTCCTGCCCTGGACTTTCGCGCATCAAAGCCAGGGAGTGAGCGCCGTGCAGGGATCTCCGACAATCAACGCGCCAATCCTGGGCAAGCCTCGATGGGCGGCAAATCCAAAGGCCAAGATTTACCCGCTGGGAGTGAACCAGGCCAAGGACATCATTTACCAACGCCTGGCATTGACCAAACCAGACGAGGGCAAACCATACCCGCCTGGATATGTTCATTTTAACGACAGCGCGACCGAAAAATTCGTGGAAGGGCTGACCTGCGAGTATGGCAAGGAGGAGATATATCGCGGCGAAGTGTTCACCAGATACGTCTGCCCGCCAGGGCGCCGCAATGAGCCGCTTGATACGTTCGTGTATGCACTGGCCGGGGCAATTGCCATCAATCCCAGGTTCGACAAGATCCGCGAAAACATGGAGAAGAAAGGCGGCAAAATATCCACAACGCCATCAGAGCCAAAACCCGCACCGGGTGGCCGGCGCAAGCTGCCACGACGCCGGGGCAAGGGGGGCTTTATTGGAGGCTTCAACTAATGTCATTCAAGTGCCAGGATATTGCCCGCCTGGAGGCCGAACTGCCACCGGCTGCGCGTGTTCACTTCAATATCTTAATTCAGGCACGCGAAGACTGGGCGACCGCTCGCGCCCTGGAATACATCGACAGCAACGGCCTGGTGGATCCGACTGCCCTGCGTTTTAAAAAGCGAGGCAAACTAATGGGAGGCTTTAATACAGATACGACCGTGGAATCGTTAGAGGAACTGGCAGAATATTGGCGAAGCGATGCGCCGCTGATATCTATTAAATACCTGGGCTTGCCGGAACTGGAGCCGGCTGAATTTTTGGAGCTTTTGAACAAGGCCACGGAGAACAGGACGCCAGGAACGAGCAGATTGCCGCTTGATACGCTTGAATAAAAAAATAGCAGAAAGTGCTAAAAAGGGCTTGCTATACTCGCAGATTGTGCGAATATATAAGCACAATGAAGATAAAAATCGACAAAAGCAGGTTGGAAATAAAAAAAGGCCAGATTGTAAGCATCGAAACAATCAATGGCGATTTGTGGGGAACGCTCACGGGTAAAGTGGTAATGCGTCCAGGTTGCCAAAAATTCCACGAAGTAGAAGACGTTCACGACTATGCAGGCCGAGTGTGGAAAAAAACAATGAATTTGAGAGAATGGCAGTTTGTGATTTGGCCTAAATTTACAGATGCAGAGCGTGACGCGCTGGCAGCAAATCGGGTAACTTTTAATGGGTAATATTAATTTCCCCAACCGCCCAAAAACAATGAAAGACAACACAAAGCCAACAATTGAAAGCCTTCAGGCCGAGCTTGAGAAAACAAAAGATCAGCGCAACGAATTGGCCGCAATGCTTGCTGAAGCTGTAGGCGCGGAAAATATTGGCGCATTTTTAAAGCACTGGAACCCATCGCAAAACATTCTAGATATTTTAGAAGAAGACGAATAATGACCTTTGCGCAAAAACTCAAACAGGAACGCAAGCGGCTCAGTCTTACCCAGGCTGAGTTTGCTGCGTTATTCGCCAAGGATCCAAATCCTCCCAGCGTGCGCGTTCTTTGGAACTGGGAAAACGGACAAGTGGAGCCTTTTACAGTTACGCAAGAGGGAATACTTGCCCGCCTCAAAAAGCTTAAGCCTTAATATTTCGCCACCTTGAGCATCCGCACCCGGATACCGCCGGCAGCAGGTCTGCGATCAATTAACCGACGCCTGTGCATGAGATCCAGAGCGCGTCGTGTCCCGGTATCGCCCAGGAGTGAGCGCGTCTTAATATCCTTTACCCGAGTGTTGAAGTCACAGCTGCCAGCTTCCGTGGCAATTTCTCTGAGCGCTGAGTAAGTGGCCAGCGTGCCGGCAGTGGCTTCAGGGCTGCGCCTTATCGTGCGCATGGCGTCGATGTCAATTGTGGCTTTCCGCATTGGCGCGAAATATAGCCTAAAATTGCCTGACGTTCAACCGGCTGACCTATCGCCGGAGCTTGTGCTGACTTATTCTTTTGCGTGGCTGACTCTGCGCCAAAAACTAAATTATTCGCGGGCGATAGTTCGACCTGGACAAGCTCATATACTGATTACCCGGCCAGCAGCGCCTGGGTGGCAACTTGTGTCTTTCAAAAACCAGGACAAGAGCCGTTAAGTCTGGAGGGAACTGCAAGCGGCACCGACTTCGTTTTTACCTTCACCGCTGAACAAAGCGCAGCCCTGGCACCAGGACGCTGGACGTGGGCGATACGCGTGGCAAAGGATACAACGGCGACAACCGTGGAGATTGGCGAAACCATAATCCGGCCAAACCCGCAGGCCGTGGCCGCGCCTAGCCATGCTGAAAAATGCCTTAAGCTGATTGAGGCAGCCCTTGAAGAACGATTTGTGGATGTGCAGGAGAGCATATCAATCCTGGGGCAAGACATCAGCAAAGTGCCAGCCGGAGAACTGGAGCGCCTGCTTAACCGCTACCAGGCAAAGGTTAACAATGAGCGCAGGCACGCGCATCGCCTGGCAACCGGATCCCGCCGGACACGCGGCAGAATTTTCTTAAAAGGATAGAATGGCTTCACGTTACTTTTACAACCCGAAGACCGGCAAGATGACCATGCGCGAGAGCAAGCGCAGCTATGGCGCCGTAGTTTCTGATCAATTCAACGAAGGCTGGAGCGCAACATTGACCAATGCGCACAGCGAGTTCCGTGGTGGATCCGAGCGCCTGCGGAATATGACCCGCGACCTGGAGCGCAGCAATAGCTACGCCATCCGATTCCTTAACGAGTGGACAACCAACATCATCGGCACCGGCTTCACATTCCAAAGCCTGGCCGAGAATGCTGCCGGGCGAGAAGATGCCGGCGCCAGGGCATTAATTGAAAGCGCATGGCTGGACTGGAAGAAGGCACGCAACTGCACCGCTGCCGGCGATATGCCGTATTGCGAGCTTAAAGCCCTGACCGAGCGGGCTTGTGCCAGGGACGGCGGCGTGCTGATTCAGAAGCTGCGCGGCTTTGATAATGACTACAATTTTGCGCTCAACGTCCTGGAGATTGACCGCCTTGACCATAATTACAATGTAAAGATCAACGACCGAGGCAACCGCATCGTCATGGGCAAGGAGATCGACCAGTATGGCAAGCCGGTGGCCTATCATTTGCTGGGCGAACATCCTGGCGAAACATACAGCCGAAGCGGAAAAAAACGCACCCGCGTACCGGCTGACCAGATCATTCACCGTTTTTATCGCAAGCGCCCGGAAAGCGCCCACGGCGAAAGCTTGATGGTTGGCGCCATTACCGGCCTGCGCCACCTGGAAAAATACGAAGAGGCTGAACAAATCGCCGCCAGGGTGGCCGCTTCCAGCGTCGTGGCCATCGAGCGCGACGCCAGCCTTCCATACGAAGGCGACGAATATGCCGACCAGGAACTAGCGCCCGGATCAACCTGGCAAATGGAACCAGGCGAAAAAGCCACGTTAATCAATCCAACGCACCCAAATGCTAACTATTCAGGCTTTCGTGGCGGCGTTTTGAAGGGCGTGGCTTCAGGGCTTTTGATGAGTTACCCGACTTTGGCGCAGGACTTTGGCGGCGTGACGTATTCAAGCCTGCGCGAATCAAAGCTAAACATCAAGGCGCTTACCCAGTGCTATCGGATGCTAAACGTGGAAAACGAGGAGGAGCCAATTTTCCGCTCATGGCTATCCACCGCGATGGCATCCGGCGCAATTCGCTTACCGGCCTCTAATTTCAGAAACTTTGCCAAGGCAAGCTTCACCGGGCAGGGCTTTCCCTGGGTGGATCCCGCCAAGGAGACTGCTGCGCTGGAAAAGGAACTGCAACTAGGCGCCACCAGTTTATCTCGCGCCGTCAAAGAGCGCCTGGGCGTGTCCCTGGATGTAATCATCGCAGAGCGAAAGCGCGACATTGAAGCCTTTGAGGCTGCCGGTTTACCTGTGCCGGCTGCGCTGATTCCTGGCGCTGACCTATCGCCGCCAGAAGATTTGACCAATAGTGAAGAAGATGAGTGAACAGCTAGGATATCGAAGCTTTGCAGTGAAGGCCGCAAAAGATGGCGAAGCATCGCCCAGGGGAATCCTGACCACGGAGCAGCCTGTGGAAATGTTCGACTGGGGAACCGGCGAATATGTGCCGGAGGTATTGCTGATGAGTGGCATGAAGGCCAGAGGCAAAAGCATCAAGCTGCTGGATACGCACAACACGGACAGCGTGCGCAACGTCCTGGGATCATTCGTTAACCTAAAAACGCACCCGGCTGGCGAGCGCGATGTGCCGCACGCCTTTGTTGACGGAGAAATAAAGATTTCAAGCACCGAGGCCGACATTGCCACAAAGGTGGACGAAGGCCACATCAACGAGATGAGCGTGGGCTATCGTTATTCAGAAGATAAGACCATCCGCGTGCCGGAAGGCGAAACCGTGGAGATCAATGGCAAGGAATACCCTGGCGGCACCGTAATCCGCACAGAATGGCACGCCCAGGAAGCCTCATTAGTTCCATTAGGCGCTGATGACCAGGCGCAGATACGTGGTTTTAAAGACGTGGCCGACGCCAGAGCAAAAATTTCAAGGATTTCACGCAAGCAAACTGAAGAGGAAGGCAAAGACGAAGGGATGAAACCCGACGCCGTAGATGGCGATGACAAGCCAACAGCCGAAACGGAGGAAAGCAAAGCGCTGGATACCCAACTAAAACACCAACCAAAACCTAACAAATCAAGATCAATGGAAAACAACGATATTGAGAATGGCAAGGTGGAGGAGCAAGCACGCCAGGCCGGTATAAAGGCCGGCGCCGAGGCATTCGACAAACGCGCTGACGCCATCATGGCAATCGGTGAGCAGGTCGAAGACGCCAACTGGGCTATCAGCCAGCTTCGCTCTGGCGCATCCGTTGAGGATGTGCAGGCCGCTGCCATTAAAAAACTAAAGGAGGCAAATGCATCACTTGGCACAACTCCTGAACCTCTTGGCTTATCCAAGAAAGAATCAAAGTCTTACTCAGTTACGACTGCCATGCGGCAGTTGATCTCTGGCAAAGGACTGGACGGAATCGAAGGCGAAGTTTCTGACGCAATCGCAAAGCGCTGCGGACGTGAAACCAACGGCTTTTTCCTTCCATCCAAGCGCGACCTTGTTGCTGGCACAGCAACAGACGGCGCCGAGCTTGTCGGAACAGATACAAGAGGCGGCGACTTCATCGACGCACTACGGCCAAACATGGTAACAATGCAGGCTGGCGTTCGTGTGCTTAATGGATTGACTAGC